GTAATGCTTTAGTTGATAGTGGTCTCAAAAACCCATTAGTTTTAGGTACTGGGGATGTTACTGTTTCTGGTAATGCGGTCATAGATTCAGGTCTTGCAAACGCGTTGACTATTAGAAGTGGAACTGTTACAATATCCGGAAATGCTAATGTTGAAGATTTAAAAGTACCTTTGACACTAGGAACCAAAGAATCAGGAGTAATCACTTGGAATGAAGTTATACCAGGAGTAAGTATGACTTGGATACCAATAGAACCTTATTAAAATTATGGCATCAAATTATTCAACAGATTTATCATTAGAACTCGTTACAACCGGTGAAAAAGCTGGTCTATGGGGAACGATTCAAAATACTAATTTAAAATTATTACAAACAGCAGCATCAGGATACACAACTGTTACTTTAAGCAGTGGTACTACGACTTTAAGTTTGGCTGATGGGTCGGATACTGCTAATGGAAAACATCTTTACATAAAACTTACTGGTACTTTAAGTGGAAACTCAGCATTAGAAATGCCAGCTACTACAACGGGTGGTACAGCTAATAGAGTATTTTTTGTAGAAGATGCAACAGTTAGAACCACTTCTAATTATACAGTACAGATTTTTACAACAGGTCAAAGTGGGGCTACTTATGTTAATATACCTACAGGTGCTAAAGCTTTAATTTATTCAGTTGGAGCGACTCCAGCTAGTTATTTATCTTTATTGCAATGTACTTTTAATTAGAGCTGCAACAGCTTCAGTTACTGTTACTCTTCCGGCTGCCCCAGCAATGGGTGATGAAGTTACCATAATGGATTCCTCTATCACAGCGGTTGGGTTTGGAACTAATAATTGTATAGTTAATCCAAATAGTTTAGCCCTTCAAAGAGCCGCTGGTAATTATACAATGGCAACCAATAATCAATGTGTAACGTTTTATTATACCAACGCGACAATGGGTTGGCAGGTTAAAACCAATAGTACATCATAGGAGTTAAGGATGCTTACGAAAATTAAGTTTGCTCCTGGCATTGACAAACAAGACACTGCCGTAGGCGCAGATGGTCGTTGGGTCGATTCGGACAACGTTAGATTTAGATATGGATTACCTGAAAAGGTAGGGGGTTGGCAGTCCTTATTGACAGACACAATGGTAGGTGTCGCTCGAAAGCAACACGCCTTTGTTGACCAAGAGGGTAATAGATATATTGGAATCGGTACAGATAAATTTTTACTTATTTATTTTGAAGGTCAACTTTACGATATCACTCCCACTAAAACAAAAATTACAACTGTTGGTATGTCTAATGCCAGTGGTACCAAAGAAGTTTCTTTAACTTTTTCAGCTGCTCATAATTTAGAAGCAGGAGATATAATTTATTTAGATAATGTAACCGTTCCTGTAGGAGTTAATTTAACTGATGCGGCTTTTGAAAAAAAATTATTTCAAGTAACAAGACTTACAACTGACTTGATTGCAGTCATTACGGGAACAGAAATTACATCCGGTGTAGGAACAGGTGGTACTTGTGATGTTACTCCTTACGAGAGAATAGGTCCAGGAGCTCAAAGTTATGGTTATGGTTTTGGTGTTACTCAATTTGGTGGAACCGTTCAAGGATCAGCAAGCTCAACTTTAAATGCGGGTATTGTAGCAGCGGATGCTACCGTTCCATTAGTTGATTCTACAAATTTTACAACAGCGGGTACAATTTTTATTGGAGATGATTATAGTTCTACAGGTGAACTAGCAACCTATCTTGGAAATACAGATGCAGCTCCAGGAGATTTAACCACGGTAAGCAGAAGTCAAAAAGGAACCACAGCTCCGGGAAGCACAAGTTCTGGTGTTGAAGTTCAACAAGCTAGTAAATGGAGTGGATGGGGCGATGCAGCAGATGCTGCAACAGTTACACTGGAACCAGGTTTGTGGTCTTTAAGTAATTTTGGAGATGTATTAGTTGCAACGATTGCTAATGGAAAAACTTTTACTTGGGATTCATCTATCGCAGCAAGATTAAGTACGCCTGCCTCACAAACAACAACTGGATTTCCAACAACAAATAATCCTACTGCTACTAGAATTACTTTAATTTCACCAACAACACGTCACTTAATTCATTTAGGAACAGAAACAACAGTGGGTACTCCCGCTACTCAGGATAATATGTTTATAAGATTTTCTGCCGATGAAGATATTAATGAATATACAGTTGAAGCAACTAACACAGCAGGAACCCAAAGACTACAAGATGGAACTAGAATTATGGGATCTCTGAAAGCTAAAGAAAATATTCTCGTTTGGACTGACAATGCTTTATATTCAATGAAATTTGTTGGAGCTCCATTTACATTTGGCTTTGAACAAGTAGGTACAAACTGTGGATTGATTGGACAGAACGCAGCAATTGAAATCGATGGTGTTGCTTATTGGATGTCTAACAATGGATTCTTTTCTTTTGATGGTACGGTTAACTCTTTAGCGTGCGCGGTCGAAGATTATGTCTTCGATGATTGTGATACAACTAAAGGTCAACAAATTAACGCAGGGATTAATAATTTATTCACCGAAGTAGTTTGGTGGTATCCGACAGCTAGTTCTACTTTTAATAATAGATATGTAGTATTTAATTATGGAGAAACTAATAAAAATCCATTACCAATGGGTAATTGGTACACTGGAACTAATGCAAATTCTATTAGAACCACTTGGATTGATTCATTAGTATATCCAAAACCTTACGCAACTGCTTATAATAGTAGCGGTGTTGGTACTTATCCAGTCGTGATTGGCGAATCGGGATTAGGTCGAAGTGTTTTATTTGAACAAGAAACGGGGACCGATCAAGTTAATCCAGATGGAAGTACAACTACTTTAACTTCCTTTATAGAATCATTTAGCTTTTCTTTACAACCTGATCAAAGTGAAGTATTTCTAGCTATGAGAAGATTCCTACCCAACTTCAGAGTCTTGAATGGAAACAATCAAGTAACCATTGGAGTTTCAGATTACCCTGCTGATGATATGGCAGATACGACGTTAAGTCCTTTTACTATTACATCGACGACAGATAAAATAGATACAAGAGCAAGAGGACGTTATGCAAATTTAAAAATAGAAAACATAGGGGTTAGCGAATCGTGGAGATTCGGAACTTTTCAAGTAGACATTCAACCAGATGGTAGAAGGTAATGGCAAAGATAGTAGTAAGATTACCAGAACCTAAAAGAGAATATACTGAGGATAACCAAAGACAAATTAATAGAGCGTTAACAACTATTATAGAACAGTTAAACTCTACATACTTAACACAATTAAAAGAACAACAAGAAAGGTTTACGTGGTTTAATGGCTAACATTTATAGAAAAATAAATACTGATTTAATAACAGCAACAGAAAACATAGCATATATAGTTCCTTCAAACTCAAGAGCTTTAGTTAAATCTATTCATATATATAATGAAGGAGCAGGTGCTGCTGATGTTACAGTAAAAATTGAGTCGGCTGGTGTTACTTATTTTTATGATAATTCAGCTACCTTGGCCGCAGGAGCTAAAGAAGAATTTATACAAAACATATTAGTGTTACAAGAAAATGATAAATTAAAATTTATATCAGATATTACCGGGCCAGATGTAACGGTAAGTTTATTAGAACTCAATAGGGAGGATAGATAATGCCTTTTGTAGAACAAGAAGAATCATTTGATCACAAGATCATAGACGGCAAAAAAGTAATGGTGTATAAGCCTAGAGTTGAAGTAACTATTAAGCACATAGGAACTGGCAGAGAATATATGTCAGATATGGAAGCGCAAGCTGATGTAGATAGTGCAGTTACAGATACTAAAAAGGAACATATATCAAGAAGCGTGCATATTAAGGTCCAAAGTATACCTTTGGGAACTACTACAAACTCAGGATAGGAATTGACGAATGGTTAAAAACCTAGTAAATTGTAAGATACGCGCATATTTTCAAGCGTTGCGTCCTTGCCTTAACATTAATAATATATAAAGAGAAACTATGGGTTGGCTAGATAAATTGATACCAAATGAAGTAAAAAAGCGTTGCGAAACCTTTTCAAAAGTTTAGCAAGAAATTTGTACCTAAGGAAATAAGACCTTGGTTACCTATGCTAACTCCTT